CCGCAGACCGCAAGGCGAGACGCTCAAAAGCAGCGCGTGAAAACTGGCGCGTGACATCGAAATTGCCACGCCGGGAGAAATCCTCCCAAGCCTCCTCAACCTTCGCTCTCGCGTTGTTGTCGGCGCTATTGGACAAGCCTTTTTTGCTTCTCGCATCTGCTCGACGGGCAAGCGATTTCATGCGGATACCATGCTGGCCGATGACGTTGGATTCCAAAGCCATTAACGCGCCCTCGATGTAGCCGTCATTCCGCTCAGAATCCCGCGCACGGTCGCGCAGTGACTTGGCATCCTGCTTGATCGCGTTATCCGCTGGGCCTGTTCCTGCGACCCAATCGTTCGTGTATCGAGTCCCCTTGGCCGCGTCAAAATTGCGAGCGCGGATGGGCTTGTTGTTGGGCCCGTAGAGAAGAGGTTTCATTCAAATCTGGAGTAAATGGTTCGACCGTTGGAAAGGCCAGCGTCTGCGCGAGCCTTGGCGATCTCGGTGTCGAGGTCGCGACGGTATTTGGTCAAAAGCTCGCGAGCGTCCATCAAGGAGATTTTCGTAATCGGCACGCCGCCGACCGTGTAGGTCTCAAGCCCTCGGCCTTCGTCATCGCTGATTCGGCCCTCAAGGTGCGCTTCCAAAGCCCTGACCATTTTCCGCGCATGACTCGGCAGCGGAGCGCGATCCGGCGGGGCTTGTAGCGTGATATTGCCAATGGACTCAACCGACCGAATCCCGGCCACCTCAAGCGTCAAGGCAACAACGTAGATTCCTGCCGGCAGGTTTGCCGTCTTTTCGGGCGGATAGGTAGCGGTTGCCGTCGTGTCCGATACGGACAGCGCAACGGTGACAACCTCGCCGGAATCAATGCTGCGAAAATGAGCCGATCCTGTAGCGCCTGACGTTACAGTTGCCGTAAATTCGATGGATTCGCCGCAGAATGCACGGGAGGGTAAAGCTGCCATGTCGATGCCTCCACAAAACAAAGCCCAATTTCAAGGGCTTTTCGTTAATCGGCTACGAAATCAAGAGTATATTCGCGCTCTTTACCTCTATCTGGCACGTTTTTGGCCGCATATTCGGCGTATTTCTTGGCAATCGTGGCAAAAGCAATGTCGAGCTTTTTCGCGGCAGCAATATTGTAGACGCGAACGTCGAGCGGTTCGTTTCGGTCGCGCTTGTCCTTCTTGTCGAAGAACTCGTAGAAGCTGCCGTCTTGTCCTTTTTTCAGCGTCACCTTCTCGATCAAGAGGCGCTGGAAATATTCCGGCGTATAACCATGGCCGCTAGGGAAATGCATGTAATTATGCGGATAGATGGAAGATTTGCGATCTTGGCGCAGGGCCGCGTTCTGATAAATCATCGACTTGCATTCGTGCGTGCCGATCTCAAAGAACGTTCCGCGCTTTTCCCGTTTCGGCTGTGAGACGATTGGCTTGCCAAGCACGGTCGAGCCGAAGATGGCGAAGACTCCGCGAGCTTGTCGGACCTTCGTGAAGGCCAGCACCTGGGCCTGCCGGTATTTCGAGTCGATAAAGACGGAGGCAGCTCGCAGCACCTTGCCGCACGGGTGCAGGAATTCGGTCTGAAGCAGCGCATCGAGCTTCTGCCACACTTCCGGCTCCATCGTGCCGCCGCTCAAAATGTGATACCCCAGCCCCCACGTTTGACCGTTCGCACCGTGACCGACAAATTCAAACTCCAAACGGTCGCCTTGAACGTCGCAACCTCCGGTGACAACCAGCACGCCGGCGGGAATCGTGAACTGGTTTTCAGTCACGCGCTCGAGGTAGTCGTAAGCCTCCTGAGCAAGGCCAACGGGATCGGGCATCTCTTCCTCGGGCGCCTGGTAGGTTTCAGCGTCGAAGGTGTTAATTAGCACGCGCTTCGCCTTTTCGCGATTGTCTGCCGCCTCAATTTTCAACTCCTCGACCGCAGCCCAGTGCAGATGACTCGCAAAGCCCTTTTGGGGAGGATGCGGCGACATCATCCGCGAACCGTGGAAACCTGCGATGCCGTTGAATGGACGCGTGGCCTGCCATCGACCATTGCGAATCATCTCCATCCGCTCCGCATCGGAGATCCGACACTCGCTCTCGGGGCATTCAATCCATGCATCCTCGGGCTTGTCGCGGTCATATTTCAATTGGCGGCGATGCAGAACAAATTCCTTTGAGCAATGCGGACAAGGCGCGATCCAGACTCGCCAATCGCTCTGGAGCATCAGCGCCTCGATCTTGCTTTTGCCCTTAACGGATGGGTAGCTCGCGGCAATCTTGATTGTGTCCGAATATTCAGAACCTCGGACCCAGAAGATCTCGAGCGGGTCACCTTCGTCGCTCTCGGTCGATTCGATGGCGTCGATCTCGTCCGCGAAAAGGAAGTTGCCCTTTGCCCTCCGCATCTCACCTGGAGCGTTTGACCCGAAGGCATTCACAAGGCCACCGGGGAAGAGCTTGTGCAAAATCGTGTTCCCGCTTTTGCGCCGGCCAGAATCGTCTCCGATGAGCGAGGCCAGATCGGGCGTCGGATTGACCAGCTCGCCCATGAGCGTTTCTTTTGACCATTTCTCGGTCTGGCTAATCGTTGGATACATGACCAGCACGCGGCGAGGCGCTTCGGCGATGCTGTGGCCGATCTGGTTCATGACGACTTCAGTCTTTCCCATGCGCGAGGCGAGCATGTAAACCGTCATCTGGACGCGAGGATCGTAGGGCGCTTCCATCATTTCTCGCTGATACGGGGCGAAATCGAACCGAAAGCGCCTCCCGCCTTCCATGCGTCGGACCTTCTCAGACCATTCCGGCGCGGTCATGGTGCGCTGAAAACGGAACGCACGCTCTAAGTGCCTGAGAGTTCCCCGGTAATACCGATCAAGAGCCGCCTCATTCATGTTTAAAACCCATCAAACAGGTTGACCGTGGCTCAACAATACCGGAGCCAACGTCACCAGTTGCGAAAATTGCGTTTCTGTTCCCCGGGAGAAGGTCAAGACTGCCGCTGTTGGGAGCGCCACGCTAGCCGCGTCGAGCAATCGCAGCACCTTGGAAGTGTCGAGCGTCATCGTTACGCCGATGGGGCCAATAAAGGTCTCGGAAACGGTGATCGCCGGGTTCACTCCCACGGCAGTTCGCTTGACCTCGATCTTGATTGTCTCTCCGGTCGCATCTCTCGCTACCAAAAACTCTCCCGGCTCGATGTCCTCCAGCGCCGTCTCGATTTGATACGTTGAAACATCCGCCGAAAGCCACATCGTGCCGGTATCGGTCGCGGTCCTGATCTGGAACTTTCCAGCATCCGGCATCCTAGAAATGGTTATGCGGTCATTCTGCGCAACGCTCACGCTACCGGTCGCGATGTTTGCAACCGTCACGGCAGCCTCGCTAATGTTGGACGCGCTTGTCACCGCCACAAGCGTCTGAAGGGTTAAATCAATCTCGACCGTCTCTACGTTGGAAGCCCCGCCAGCGATCAGCGTGAGGGCGCGATTCGTCATCGTTCCAAAGGCGGAATGGGCAATTGCGAAGTCTGCTCTCGCTCCGTTGCTGCGGAAAGTGACGGTAAAAAGGCCATCTTTTCCCGTCACATCGACACCACCAGCGGAAACGATGGCAGAAAGGCGATTGAGCGCGAGACCCAGCAAATGCGCGTCAATCCCGGCAGCGGGAAGCTCGACGGTGGACGCGCCCCAGGTGATCGACCAATCGCCAGAGGCAATCGGAACTGCTTTTTCGAGCGCAAGAGACAAGCTCAACGTATCACTACTGGAAATCTCCAAATGATCCGCAATCAGCTCGACGCTGAGACTGTCACCGGGGCGAATCGCATCAGGCAATCCCCGCACCTGTCCCTTGTCGTCATAGCGCAATTTGAGCATGTCGGACGCCTCGACAAAACGCCGCGCAAAATCAAGTTGAAAATCCCCGTTGTTTTGTGGAGGCATCGACATGCCCGACTCTCCCGTCATCTCTGGCGTTGCCGATCTGCCTAAATTCTATTTCGCGGAGGGCGCACCGTTCCGATTGAGCCTGACCATCGGCGCGGAATTTTCGATGACGGGAAAATTCGTCACCTTCGGAATGCGTGCGCGATCCGGCACGGTCAGACGGGTTTTCGGGACGGATTCCGGCGAGTCGAATCTAACCATCGCGGGGCAGGTGATTACGTTCAACGTTGCGACAACCGACGCGACTGTCCCGGCCTTTGCTTCGGGCTGGACGTTGGAAGATGTCCAAGCCAAGGGCGAAACAGAATATTGGGTGGACATCTCCGCGACCGAAGGCAGTGACGTTCTGTTGCGCCTACAAGGCCAAGCCGATTGGGTGGCACCTGGATCTGACATCGCTGAATCTTCCGCTGTTGTCGCCTCGCCAGCCATTGATGTAAACATCACCAGCGGTGCGGTATCGGCATCGGTTGCAGTTATCGGAGGCGGCGGCGATTTGTTCGGGCCAGCCAGCGCGACCGACAATGCGATTGCCCGATATGACCTAACAACAGGGAAGCAAATTCAAAATTCTGGCATCACCATAGCGGACGGCGCTTCCGGCACACTAGCGGGTAGCAATTCCGGCGACGTTACGCTAGCAGGAACGCCCGACTATCTGACCATCGCCAATCAAGTCATCACGCGCAGCAACGTCAATTTGGCATCGCATGTTACCGGCACGCTTCCAGTTGCTAACGGCGGCACTGGGCAGACCGCTTTAAGCTCAATCGACGCCGCCGATTTTGGTTCGGGAGCCGCAGTGGATAATTACATTTTGGCAGCCGACGGTTCAAGTGGCGCCGCTTGGGAGTCGCCAGCCGCGTTAGGTATTGTCGCCACAAATTCAAGCGCATCATTAAAAGACCTCGCGCTTGATCCTGACGCCTTGACGGGGAGTCTTGCAACGAGCGCGCTGAATGTAACGCAGACTTGGAATACGACGGGCAATCCGACCTTGCTGAAAGGCTACGTCACCAATACCGCAAGCGGATC